GTATGTTAAAGGATTTCTTATAGTATTTGTATCAAATAACGGGACCATTTTATCATCTTCTGAATGAGTATAACTTGAGAATTTCTTTCCATGATCGTAGTCTACATTTTCAAATTGTTTATTATATAAATCAACATTCAAAACTCTGCTTGCTAAATATCCCGACATATTATTTTCCATCTGATCAAATGATTTGTCTATAGATAAAGATTTTATTGCATTCATCAATTTAGTTTTATCATCAGGTTTTTGCGTATTAATATAGGTCTCTGAATATACATATTCTCCTATATTTACGGATTCTCTATTATCAAAAATACTATCTATATTTCCAAAATAAAATCCTTTAGTTGTTTCCCAAAACAAATAATTAGCTCTGCCGGTTACAGGTAAAGAATTACTAGCAATCCAATTTATACATTCCATTGGCGTCCAACCAGGACTAACAAACTTAATATTATTTGCAGTTTCGGATAATAAAAATAATTGAGTAAATTTTTCTTCAGATTGTTTTGAATCTAATGTACCAAAATTTCGTTGTGTTAGTAAGTATTCATCATAAATTTGTTTAATAATAATTTCGGGTTGTCCAGAAAATGCCCTATATATTGGATTATGAATATTTTTAAATATTTCTACAGATGAGAAATGTAATTGATATATTATAGTGCTTCCATCTTTAGCATATAATTTATCGGATATGGAATATACTCTAAAAACTTTAGTAATATTTCTATCTGCATCTATACCCGGTGTAACAAAATCAACAAAAAGAAGTTCTTCGCCGATTAAAGGAAATAAGTTAATTAAATTTCTACTATCTGTTAAAGTTAATGTTCCAGTTAATCCGGGTGTAAATATACTTTCGTATATATTTAACTCTACCAAATAATCTTTAATATTTAAAAATTTTGATCTGTTGGGAGATGCTAAGGTAAGGGAGTTCATTACAACATCCCCAGCAAATTTAAAAGATTCTATTGTCATTATGTAGTCAATGTTTTCTTATAACTTGTTAAAATATCTTGAACTATTTCAGGTTTTAATACTTTGATACTTCTATTAGTTTCATTATTAGTTTGTTCTACATCGTAGTTACTTTCATATCCTGCTAAATCTGGAGATTCATCGAATGCAAGAGGATAATTAATTCCATCCGCTTCTATAGTTACTCGAATCTGATTTGTGTGTGTAGATTCTTCAGACAATACAAAAAATGTTTCTATTTGATATCCTTTAGAATTAATTGCTCGATTTATAGCAAATATATTATTTTCTCCCCCATATTTATCCTCAACTACTTTTAATAAATTTTCTTCAGATAAAGGCCATTCAAATCTGGGATCTATTACATTATTTGTTATTAATATTAACCAATATAAACTTTGTGTACCGTAAAATCTATATGATAGTTCTTCAGGAGTTTCTCCATGCAATACTTCATAGCTTTCAAAAAATGAAGAATTTTCCTGAAACTCTTTTGATAATACTATTCTTTTAAAAATATCAATTACTACCTGTTCAGATTCTCCATCATCTAGAGTATATGCTATTCTCGGAAATGATTCAAATAAATTAGTAGCCATATGATTTTATTCCTTCGGAGGTCATTTGTTCCAATTCTTTGAATGTTAACGATAGTCCTATTTCTACAGGAGATCCATCTTCAAAAGTTGAAAATTGCTCGCCGCCATAATCTACTTGCATATCTGTTAATGCACACCGAGTAAATTTATGTAAATAATCATTGGTTTTATCTTTGTAAAAATATTGTATATCGAATTCAGAAGGATAGATGTAAAACAATCTTCCCGAGCTAACTTCGGGATGCATATGTACTTTAAATTGTTGTATTATATTTTTAATTTTTGTAGTTTCCATTTGGCTTTTTGGAAAAAATCTATATTTAAAACTAAATGTTCGGTAATCTACAGATTCAAATAAAACTTCTCTAAATGGATTTGTTCTAGTTCTCGTGGACAAAGATAATAGATCACTTAGCGTATTTCCGCCCCCATTTCGTATTGCCGGTATTTTTATAAGTTCGGCAATAAATCTTTGTTGTATTTCTGGAGCCAAGCCCGACAACTGACCTGAAGCTGCAGCTGCAGATCCTTCAGTCAACAATCCCGTTAAAAATCCCATTTCTTTGTCAGAATAATTTACGCCATATTTTACTGACGGTCTTTCTTCAACGTGTAGGGTAATTACTTCTTTTAATCTAGAAGTGGTTCCTGCGGAAAATTCCTCAACTTTTATTGCATCATACAAATTAACTAATCCCTTAACTGCTAATGCGGTCACACCTATTTTAATAGCACCTTTAAGTGAGGGTACTTTACCCGTAGCTAATTGTGAAAGTAACCCTATTCCTGCAGTTATTGTTGCTATATTTTGTTTTACGGTTTGTGCTCCTTGCTCAGCAGCGCTTGTAGTAATTTTATTAACATTTACCGCATCTATACGTTTTTGTTCTCTTTCGCTAACATAATAGTCTTTATTCTCGGGGTTGGCTTTACCTCCGGTAGATTTATCGCGGACATTGATATAAAAAGCAACATAGTGGTTCAAATCTGGCTTAGTTCTCAATCCTTCTGGATATTCTAGAGTTCCTATATTGTATCCACGTTGCTGATCTTGATTTAAATACGGAGCATCATACTTTCGACTTCTTTCGGCAACATAATCTTGAGGTGGAGTAAATTTAGATTGGGCCATATTTTCTTAATAAATATTGTTGATAATCATAATTATTTATAGTAAATGTTATACACCAAAACCTACAAGGGCAAGTTTAGAATCAATAATCCCGCGAAATATCGGGGGGATATTAATAATGTTGTGTATAGATCCCTGTGGGAATTGAAGTTTATGAAGTGGTGTGATACTAATCCAAACGTGTCGGAATGGGGATCGGAGACAGTAATTGTTCCATATGTCTCCCCGTTGGATAAAAAGGTTCATCGATACTTTGTAGATTTTTATATTAAAGTTAAAAGTAGAGACGGAAAAGTGCAAAAGTATTTAATAGAGATAAAACCGGAGAGATTCACAAAACCTCCGGCAATTCCTCAGAAAAAGACAAAACGGTTTGTAGATGAGGTATTCCAATATGGGGTTAACGACGCCAAATGGAAAGCAGCATTTGAATTTTGTAATGATAGGAATATGAAATTTATGATTTTAACCGAAAAAGATTTAGGAATAAAATATGGCTGAAGATGTTTTCACCAATGTCAGTATGAAAGCTGGAGATGCGAAAAAATCGTATCAATGGTATAGAGATCAAGTAAGGCGTTTAGGGCCGAATGTTTCAGGAAGCCAATTATTGGGTCAGAAACAATTAACTAATAGAATTATTCCCGGGGAGATGTATCTTTTTATGTATGATCCTAAACACAAGGATACTTTACCATACTACGATGTAATGCCCCTGGTACTACCCTTTAGTCAAGTAGCAGATGGATTTTTAGGAATTAACCTACACTACTTGCCATACTTGGCTAGATTTAATTTATTACGAGATCTTAGTAAACTTAATACTAGACCAATTGATGAAAAAACTAAGATAGATTTATCGTGGAGATTATTAAATGCATCTGCAAAATATCAACCCGCGACTGCATGTGTTAAGCATTATTTAAGTAATCATATTAGAACAAGATTTCTTAAAATTAATTTTTCGGACTGGATTACTGCAGCTATGTTACCTGTTGAGAATTTTAAGAATGCCAAAAAAGAAAAAGTTTGGCAAGATACAAAACAAAAATACGGATATTAAATGGCACAATTTTCACTTAAGAATTTTCAAGCAGAAGTTAAATCTAGAGGCTTAGCAAAGCCATCAAGATTTGAGGTCGCATTACGATTGCCCTCTGCTTTGATAAATCAAGGATTTACTGATAAAGATAATAGATTGGTTAGTTTATTTTGCGAATCTGCAAATTTACCAACTCAGACCATTGGGGTTAAAACACAAAAAATATATGGTCCGGGATACCAAAGACCTTTTAGTGTAGATTATGGAGGAGAAGGTATTGCTATGACGTTTTTACTAGATCAGCAAATGGATGTTAAAGGATTCTTTGACGCATGGATTAGTAAAATTGTAGACCCAATCCAGTATTTTGTATATTATCAAAATACATATACCTCATTGATTCAAATTAATCAATTAGATGAAAAACATAATACTACATACTCCGTTATACTAGAAGATGCTTTTCCAAGAAGCGTCGCATTATTAGAATTAAATAACAATGCTCAAAATCAAATACATAAGTTAAATGTAACATTTGCTTATAGACGATGGTCTGCAGTACAACGAAGACTAAACGGGGTAACATACCCTAGAACTGATGCTTATGTTAATCATGATGCGAATGATCTAGTTTTTGCTGAAAATATAGCACAAGATTTTGCTCCTAGAAAAACGGCACTAATCGACGAACAATAAAATTAAGGATACAACATGGCTTTACCTAAATTAGAAACTCCAACATATGAATTGATGTTACCGTCAACCGGAGAAAAAATTAAATACAGACCTTTT